TCCACGCCGCCATCACTAATGCTTTGCCCTTCCACCCACGCTGATGGGTCAGTGCTAGTGGTCGCTGTGTACCACGAATTAAGGCCGGTATCGTAATAAACCACCTGCCAGTTAGCGCCATCCTGTACGCAATAAATGCGCTGATCACCGTCTGGGTTCCAGTTCTGGCCGAACCGGGCATTCCCTGTAAACGACTCAAGGCCATAAGTAGCGTTCCACTTGCCTGCTGTCTGGCCGTTAATAGCCACGTTAAGCTGCGTTAGGGCCGGAGGTGAGGTTGGTATAGGGGTGGCTGCTAATCGGCCCTCTACGCCTTCCTCGTCGGTTCTGGCGTTAATCGGGGTTACCGGGTTGTACGGAATGGTCTGCGTTACCAGCGGGAAGGTCGTTGCTGGGGTTAAGCATTTAACAGAACCCTCGTCATAGACCATCGTTTTCAGTTTGTCGGTTACGGTCTTGAAGTCATTAACGGCTATCTGCTGATTGTTCGACCGGGCAGTACTATCCGCAGACAGGCTGTGGATAAACGTCCAGTGGACACCACCGTATTTAACAATTTTATCCAGATACCGGTCAGTGACATGGGCCAGAGTATCGATCACATCACTGTTCTCGATGGATACGCCACTCAGGGATAGTCCCTCAAGTCCCCAACCTGCAGAAGGCGTGTGGCCTTCGAGGGCTTTAAGCGTGGATGCTTCCCAGTACTGCGTGGTGCGGTCTACTTCCAGACCGGCATCCACTATGCCCTCGCGGATAGCTTGGTTAATAGTGCCGCCGCCGTTACGGTAACCGCCCTGAGCATATACGCCGTAGCTGAATCCAACCTCGTCTACATTACCGTCACCATACAGCCGCATAATGCCGCGCTGCAGTTCCACAACGTCTGAGTAGTCGCGGTTGATGGAATTACGCTGCTCTCGCAGCATAAACAGGGAGCCGGACTCGTCATCAGTAACAACGTCACCCACTTCCCAGTCGTTATTATCAACATCAAAAACAGGTGAGCTAGTCTGCTCTCGGAGCATGACCCGACCGTCCCATTCCGTGCCGGTTCCGTCCCCATCAAATACGTGCAGAATCTCCACGGGCCCATCTTTGCCCGATATAGACATATCGCCGCCAGAGGTGGGGTATGTCTGGGAGCCGCTAACATAATCGAAGGTGAACACTCTGTGCTCGCCGCCTACAGTAAAGGACTGCGAGGTGTGGACTACGATCTCGACGTTCTCGTCAGCCGTGAGGGTATTCCACTCGGCTGGCGTGAATGATGTGGCCGCAGATGATGTAGCCGTGAGCAGGTTTGAGCCAATCTGGTTAATGGTGAACTTAAGAGGCTGGTCGCCTGTGCCATCCACGTCGTTAATCATGTCGAGCGCGGAGTAGTTGCCCGTGGTCGTTTCCTCGATCATGAAGTTAGACCACCCATCATCCTGCGAGAGGATAACAATAGGCGTGTGGTTATAGCCGCGTGAGATAGCCTGAATCAGCAGTTCACCCGGTGCAAATGGTGAAGTCTTGTCGTGGGCGTATGCGTTGAAGTTCTCAAACTCCACCTCTATATGCTGGATAGCATTAGCGGGGTCGAAAGCATTAGCACCCAGATGTGTCACCGTCATACCGGGCGAGGTGTACCCATCGCCACCGCTAAGAGGGCTACCAACCGTTGCAATGTCGGCAAGCTCAGGATAACAGGTCAATTCCTGCTTACCGTGGTTACAGTAGCCTGTATTGCCTACACGCCACTCAAACTGATACTCGACCGCGTAATCCGTGACATTGGTATTGTTACCTAGCCGGACGCGGATAGTCTGCTGTGCGCTAGTACCGCCACCAGAGGACTGAATCATCAGGTGAATCGGTTTGTACTTGTCCTGCACCGCAGTAAGGGTGTCAGGGGTGATCGTAATGTCTTTAGACAGGGTCAGCGTGTCGCCGGGGTTATCCGTTGCGATACGGTGGACAGGATTAGCCGTGAGGCGTGGCTTATCTGTGTGTGTATCATCTAACCAAGTGTTATCTACTGCCGGAGTGCCGTCGTCATACGTAGCAGTCCATCCGGTGTTGAAGTCATCAACAAGCTCAACGGGGAACCATGCGACCGCATCAGTATCAGCCTTGCTGGGGTCAACACCGCGTCCCGTCCACTCCCAGTTCTCAATAACTCCACCCATCTCCCCGTGGTTAATGGCAGTTGGGGTGGTGTTAGTGTAAATCAGCGCAGGTACGCCAGTTGGCCCTGCGGCATTGGTTCCAAAGTTAACAGGGTCGTTTACGTCCTTGAAGAACTTGGCAATTGTATCTGCATCACCGGTACGCAGACCTGCAGTGACGCTGCTCTCCGTGAGTGCCCAGCAAGCAAACTGCTGAATTTCAGTGCCCTGAACTATGGTTGCGTCATTACCACGACCACCATATTGATGATAGCGGATAGTGGTTGGAACGCCTGCAGCCCAAGCTATACCAGACTTAGGTGTAGTGGCATGAGAAGCGCCGTTTTTATAACCAACACAAACCTGCTCGGTTGAGTCGTGAATAAATAAATAATGATCCCACCCACCGTCTGTGTCCGATGTGCTGGTGAAGTGGGCGTTGTAGCTACCACCCCAGATTCGGAAGTTACCACCAACAAGCTCAAAACCCACCTCTGGGCCTGCGAAGCTAATGGCGTTATCAGAACGGAAAAGAGTGCCTGTGGTGTTGTTATCCCGCCGTATATACAGCGAAACCACCACGATTGGTGAAAGTTCACTCACCACGCCAGCATCGTCTGCAAGCATATACGAGCTATTGTCGTCAGGGAATCGATGTACAGGAAAATCACCAGAGCCAAGCATGGCTTGATGAAAACCACCGATACTCTGAGATAGAGCGATGCGTGGCGGCATTATTTAATCTCCGTATAAAGCCCAGAAGGTGGCAGTAGCACCAGACTCAACCATACGCGGACACAGTGCATATTCTGCACCAGCGATAAACTCGCCAGTCTCTGTGTTTCCGGCTTGGTCGGTCAGGTCTGCAGCGCCGCCTGCGGTACACAGCAAACCACGAATGGAGCGTCTGTTACCGTTCCGGTCGGTCAATGTCGGGCCAATTTCAGTCCCGGCAGTGATGGCCTTCCAGTAGTTTGCGGGGTTTTGCATAGCTGAACCCATTGTCTCTCTCCTATTTAAAACTTAATTTTCCAGTCGCTTTGTAGCGACCGTATACAGCAATGATTGCGCCAATCGCGGCACAGATAACCTGAGCCTCTGCTGAGATAGCCTGATTCGCAGGAACACCAAACATAGACTCGATGGCCGTGCCGATCAGAGGAACAAAAGCTGCCGAGCCGGGAATAATGGTCGGCAGTACGGCCAATAAGATGCCGTTAATCGTTTTAGACTTAAGTGGGTTTTTGTTGCTCATATCAATATCCTCTAGGGAGTTGTGCAGTTTACGCCTATCCGATGGGTTAGCACAAACGTGCGAACGTCAAAGCAGGGGCATTCTTTCATCCAGTCGTGACGGTCTATAACTCCATCACCATTCAAATCGGGCGATACATCCCTGTGCCCACGAATCAATGAGCCGGGGAAAATCCTATGAAGCGTCGCCAGCAGGTCTTTCAAAGCAGCCCACTGCGAATTGGAGTAGCTCTCACCATACCGGTCAGCCTTCCCATCCTCATTAAGACCGCCCTCAAGCGCCACGCCAACAGAGCGGCTGTTATACCCTTTCACATGAGCTCCGGCCTCCATGAGCTCGCGCCCAAGCTCCACAGAACCGTCACGCCGGATAACAAAGTGATAACCAATACCACTCCAGCCGAAGCCCTTGTGAATCTCGTCAATCTCTGCAGCGCCACATACCTGCGAGGGCTTTGTGGCTGTGCAGTGGACGAAAATGTAATCAGTCTTTTCTCTCATTGGCCTGCTTAACCTGCTCTGCACGAATCTGGATAACAATGTCACGGATGGTTTCTACATCACCCTTAACCTCTGCCACATCCTTCTTAACGTCCTTTACCTCGCTTTGTAATACAGCGACTTCCGTGTCTGAGGCTTTGTGTGTGAGGCTTGCGTCCACTGAGCCAACCCATATACCGACTGCAATAATTCCAGAGGCCAGCACCGCCTGCGCCTTTGTTCCGTCCATAATTAACTAACCACCGTTGCTGATGCGTTTACAATAATCGTGTCATAAGAGGACACTACGTTTGATGATCTGATTTGAGGCTTAATACTATCGCCAATCTCCAGCACCACCGATGCCGTAACAGCGATAGATGCGTCCTCCGCATTGCCAACCACCGACCGTGAATCAACCAACCTATAAGCATCGGTTGAGGGGTAGCTGACACCTGAGTAATTCAGCAGGATTGAGCCGTTCAGGTAGTTGGTGGCGTTGTTCGTGGCCACTCTGGCAGAAAATGAAATTGTTAAGCATATCTTTTCTGTTGCCGTGATAGTCAGCCCGTCAGTGCTGTCATTGGTTACGGTAGCCACCACTCCATCAATCGTGTCGTAGTGGTCATTCACAAAGTAAGGAACACCGTTGGACGCTGTCCCAGCGAAACCACCCAGATCACTGTAATGCAAGGCATAAGCAGCCGGACGCGCCTGCTGATTGCTCATGCGGTAGTTGTCTACCGGGTAGCCTGACAGGTTTACAAAATCCGGGTCTTTAATCGTGATTTTATAAATAACCGTGTGATCGAGGAATATCGCAGGGAAGCGTCCATTAGCATCAGCCACCACCGGGTTGGCGTGTGGCGTAGTTAGGGCAGCATCCGTGTAGGAATCCACCTTTGTGGAAGTGCCTGCGAGGTATGTGAAAAGCAGCGCACCGGGCATCGTATCCCCGTTGTTATCAATGGGCGATGTGCTCGGCAGAGTCAGTGTATAGCCTATATCAGCCATTATTCAGTTCCCTTTGGGTCGTGTAAGGTTTCTTTGCCACCAAGCGTTACGCCCTCAAGTGCCGCAACCCGGCCCTCAAATAGTGGTGTCTTTGATACATTTCTATTAAAGCTGTCAGATGCGGAGGTCTTGCCGTAGCTGCGACTAACATTACTTCCACCTGCAGTTTTTGTTACAGCCTCTATTCCCTGCCATACCGGGCCAAAGTTTCTTCGCATAGCGCCCAAAATAGCCGCTGCGCCACTACCGGACGGGTTTAGAGCATTAGTGGTCTTGTCATACGCGGTATTTTTAGCCACGTTAGCTAATGACTCCAGTGTGCGTCTCTGCCGTGCATTAAACAGTGCTTTATAAGTTGCCGGGTTCTTATTCTTAAGCCGGTCGAGGTTTTTGCGCATAATGGTCGGGTTAAAGTTACCAGCACCGTCCATCATTATCTGCAGCGCGGCCTCACCCTGCAGCGCCTTAAATCCAGCACTGTCACGGCCTATAATGTCAGCAATACGGTTAACCGTGTTGGATGTTCCAGCCACGCCCAGCTTGCCAGCGCCTAATATCTTATTGGCAGCGGTTTCCGCGTCTACATCTTTTGAGTAGAAATTGCGAACCATAGTGTCGTCTTTAAACTGCTGCCCGTATGCAGTCCGCATCTTGTTGGCGCTCATCCATGCAGATAAGTCGGACAGCGGGTCTTTTGAGCCCTTAATGGTTGATGCCTGTCCCTTTGTAAGCCTTTCCATTTCGCCAGATATGAGCTCATCCAGAGAATTGTCATACTGGCGCTTGAGCCTTAGCAGGACAACATCTGAGGCATTAGCCTCTCCACGGTTTTTGTATTCCGCTGACAGAAGGCCATTTATCTGCTTCCTCCAGTCTGAAAGTGCGCCCATCTTGATATAGGGGTTCTTAACCTGACCATTGCGCAGCATGGTTATAGTCGTGTCCAGTTCCTCCATAGCTATATTGGCATTAGCCATATCTGGGTTGCGCGGATTAAATTCACGCTTCAATTCTGGGAGCAACTCTCTAATTGGCCCCATAATGTCGTTGGCGGGAATCTGCATATCATTGGTAAGCCGTGCAGCCTTATAGGCATCACGCACATTATTCCGGGCCTTCTTTTCAGCCTTGCGTACCTGCTCACGGGTCAATGCAACGCCTTCACCCCTAACATTCACATCCTGACCGGCTATATCAGCCCTAATCTGCTCACCGGACTCAGCAAGCGCCTGCTGCTGCCGGTTCAGGAAGTCCTGAGCCTCTGCCTGCGCTTCATCGCCCAATATCCCAGACTGCGCCTGCTGCTCTATCCTCTGAGCTGCCAAATCTCGCGTTGCCTGCCCTTCTGACAGTTGGACGGGCGTTGGTAGCGCCCCGGCCTCTAAAACCCTAGAATCGGCTTCTGTGCCGCCTGACGAGGCTCTCCACCCTGCGGCCATATCTGGCGTGACAACATCGGGGTCAACACCGATCTTCTCAAAGGCTTTCCTGCCCTCTGCGGTTATCACACCTGCATCATCAAACAGAGGTTTGGCGAAAATCCTGTCCAATAGGCGGCCAGCTACTGGCAGCGCAACATCACCAGCAAGCCCAAGTCCGGTCATTATTGCGGCTCTGGTCTTGTCGATTGGGATGTTCTCTTTTGTCATAGCATCGGCTGCTATATCCATGCCAGCCGATACAGCGCCTTCCGATAAGCCTGTCACCACGCCTCTGGCAATAGGGCTTGCAACCTTCTGGCCGGGAAGTAGTGCGGAGCCATACGCAATAGCATCGTGGCCCAAGTCCTGAAAATCCTGCGAGGATATTCCCGGCTCATTGGCCCAGAAGCTCTGCCCTGCCACAGATGGGTCTTGGTAGTCCTGCGGAAAGGTCACGATAACGTCCAAGTCAGGGGTGAACTCGATAGCACTGTCCGGCACATTAAGGCGAGATTTAATAATAGCGGCCTGCGTCATAGGATTGCCCTGCGCTGTATTCAGCGAGGCTGAGAATCCTGCAGGAATAGTTGAGCCACTGGTCGGTATATTGGCAGGGTTTAACGGCATCATGCCGCCAGCACTCGCTCCCACCGTATTCGGGTTAATCGATGAAAGCTCAGGAATATCAGCGTAAGGAACGCCGCCTGCTGTCTGTCCCTGCATACGTGACTCACCAGTGATTAGCTCACGCGCACCACGGTATATCTGACCGGGCAGGGATTGAATAGCATCTTTAACAGGAACGCCGCCACCGCCGACAGGTTTCCCCTCAGCCATGTTAAGAAGGTCATCCATTGATGCACCCCCATATCTGGAAGCCTCAGATTCAGCCTCCTGCAGCAGTTCATCAATTGTCGGCATTCAGGCTCTCCATCATGCTTTCGCGCCATGCATTGCTCTGTCCGGGCCAAGCGTTCTTAATCCGAATCTGATCTCCGTGGCCTAATTTGCTCCAGCCTGATGTAGCCTCATAAGGCTCTATCTCACCTTTAGACATCTTCTGGATGTCTGCCAGTTCCTTGTCTGTAAATACAGGATTGTCGTCACGCCAAGCGTTCAGCTGCTTGCGCCAGCCGGGGCCAGCGTACAGAGAGCCATGCTCTCCAACGTATTCCTGCGCCAGCTTGTCAATGTCAATATCGCGCTGCGCAGCCTTTCGGATGCCGTGAATGAGCAATGCGTTACCACCGGGAGTGTTCATAAGGCCCGGAGCCGCACTTCTGAATGCTGCGAACTCTCTGTCCGATATAGCGCCCTTTGTGTTCGCCATGTATCTGGCGGCGAACTCTAAGTTTAGCTGATGCATAACGTCAGCCTCTGCCATATTGTCCGTGAGCCCTAACGTCTCAACATCGACACCTATAGTTTCCAATAGCGACTTCATGTCCGATATTGCTTCAGCGCCCACGCCTGACCGCACTTTCATCTGCGCCTGCTCAAACTGATCTGCAAGGGATAGGTCGTGATAGGCCGAGTCAGCTTTTTCCTCGATAGCAATAAGCTGCGCAGCGCGCTTCTCGGCTATGTCCTCCTGACCCTTCATGTCGGCCTTGTCGTTAATGTTTATCTGGGTTGCCGGAGTGGTTAGCTGGTTAGAGAATGCCGCCTGCTGATCTGGCGAAAGCCCCATCATATACTCATAGTTCTGAATATCAGCAGTGGGCTTGGCTGCCTGACGCGGGGTTCCATGAACCAGTGACCGCTGCTTCCAGTCAGCAGCCGCAGCCATAATGTCCTCATCAGAATACTGCGACAGGTCAGCCTCAACACCGACTCTGTCCATCACTCTGCGGTTGGCCGGCATTTCAAGGAACTGGCGACCAGCACCCTTTTTCCTGCTTTCCGCTGCTATGTATCCATCAACAATGCGGCCAAATGCGTCATTGTCACCCTGCGACATTTTACGTTGTGCGGCCTCATTGCTCAGGTTCTGGCCCTGTATAGCAGCCTGATTCTGCTCGTAAGCCTGAACCGCAGCCGGGGCTATGCGTCTAGCCTCGTCAGCGCGGCCTGCTGAAACAAGCTCCATAGCCTGCTTCTTCCGGTTGGCTGCAGATATGTCCTGCTTCAGCGCCTCGTTCTGCGCCCTCTGGCCGATTATGCTGGCAACGTTTGACTCGTGCTCCGCAGCGTTAAAACCGGGGCCGATTGCAAAGTTGCGAACTGCTGCTGCATTAAAAGACATTATTGGTCACCAGTGTAATTGCCAAGATTAGACCAGTTAGGGCCGCCAGCCGTTCCTCCAGCTTTAGTCCAGCCGTAGTTACCACCGCCGCCACCGCCGCCACCGCCGCCACCGCCGTCAACCTGCGGTTTAGGAGCTAGGGAGTTGTAAGTCGCCCAGTTGCTAATAGCGCCCTGACCGATTCCGGTAAGGTTCTGCCACTTCTGGCCCTCGATATTGGCCTGTGCAACACCTGCATTACCCAGTATTGAACCCATCTGGTTCGTTCCAGCTATGTTGGCAGCGGCGTTCTGACCCTGCACCCCATATCCAGCCAGTTGTGAAAGCATCGGAACAACAGACTGCTGTGCAATGTTCTGGTGGCGAGAGGCCAAAGCATCCAGCGTGTTACCGCCAGCGCCGTAAAGGTTTGCTTGGTTGTTTGTGGCCCGTGTTGCCTCGTTTCTCAGGAACTCCACACCCGGAAGGTTGGCAAACTGCTCAGATAGTTGCTCTTGTGTGAGAGGCTGAAGCCTCCCGTATTCGGGGTCAGCCATTTCCTGCAGTAGATCAAAGCTGCCGCGATTGCCCAGTGCATAGTTAGCAATAGCATCAAAGTCCTTCTGATCACGACCGCGAAGCAGGCCGCTGGCAGCCCAGTCCTCGCCCTTAATCCGACCAAGCTGGCGCAGCGCCTGCTTGATAGCTTTGGGGTCTGCGTTACCGCCTGCTGCCCTGTAATACTTGGTTATGTCATTGCCGGCAATCTTCTCCATATCGTGACCCTTGAACTGGTCGCCATATAGATAAGCAAGCATCTGCTCGTGGGATGGTGTCCCGCCGAACGTATTAGTTAGCCGTTTGAGCTGATTGTCATTAATGAAGCTGGTGAGTTCGTTTTCCTGTCGGGTATTGTGCCGTTTACCAACGTTCACGCCACCCGTGCGGGAAGATAAAGCGCCACTACCACCACCGCCGCCTGTTCTGGGGTCACCGGCAACCGCACCCTGCCACGGAGCCTGCTGCCCTGTAACATCAATACCTCCGTATCCCGGCAGGAACATGGAGCCTAAGACGTTTAACGCCTGATTGCCTATCTCGCGCTGCGGGGCTGAGAATTGAATTGCACTACGGATGCGCTCTAATTCGGCCTGCCCTGCGGCATCCGAAGCATCTCCGACAGCGTCGGATTGCTTTTTTGCACCGTATAGACTGCCAGCCGTTCCAATCGCGGCTGCGCCTAGTGCTGCTGCTGTACCTGCTGCCATTTACTTGAGTTCCTTGTAATAAACATACTCGGACTGCGTAAACCCTCTCCGTGTATAGAGACGACCCACCAATTTACCGCGCAGGTCAGCTACAGACATCATAAGTAGCTTATCGCATCCGATCTCCACTGACCACTGCTCGGCTGCATCAAGTAATAGCCTTGCGTGTTTGCCGCCTCTGTATTCAGGGTCAATCCAGAAAAACAATTCCTGAGCCATCTTATAGCTCTGGTTAATGTGAGAGTTAAATGATGCCAGTCCAATAAACCCAGCAACATCACCACATTCCGTTGTAACGAACATAGCACCATCATCCTGCGTGATAAGACCCTCTGTTATCGCCCTCATAGAGTCCTCACAAGGCTCCATCCCGTTGCCATAAGCCAGAGTAAATGCCGTACCAAGCTCCAATATGCGCTCCATGTCGTCCATGTCCGCATCTCTAACCGCTATATCTGTGGTTTCAGTCAACATTAGCTGCCAAGTCTGCCTCATAACCCATAACCATGCAGTTCACGTCACCCGTATCACTGCGCACCCATATAACTGCGTTTTCGGTCAGGTAAGTGTGGTCACCAAACCTATCTGAAAGGGATATATTCGTATAAGCGGCCATCGATATAGTAGAGACAACCCTGTTGGCATTAGCAACCCCACTTCCCTGCAGGTCTAACCACACATCCACAACAGATGCTGAACCACTATGGTTAGTCAGTATCAGGTTGCACCGCGCTCTGCGCTTTTCAGGAACCGTATAAACGGCAGTAATGACCGATGCTGCTGGAGTCCCGTACTCGTTAATGGTTATCGGAGCAGGCATTACCACCCTCCCGATAGGTAAAGTCGCTCGTTCTCGCGTTGCTGCGCCTGATCGTCAATGGTTCGGGTCAGGAACCCAATAAAGTCCTGTAAACCCTCAAATCCGGGGGGAAGCAGGAAAGATATGCCTTTGAGCTTCATAACTTGCCACCAATCATGTCTGCCTGTGTGTCATACACCGTAACACGACCATCACCGGAGTAGCTCATGCGGTAAGAACGCTTGCTGGATGAGCCTAGACCCGTCCATATAACTCGCTGCCCATATCTACCGCGCTTACCCATGTCACCATCTTCACCAAAATACCAAGTCTCACCACCATCATCACTGATTTGCAGCATGATCGGGTTAGCAGCAAAACCTTCATCTGGCTCCGACTCAAAGCCTGTATCGCAGTCCAGCCACAGCCGTGTGTGAATAACGTCTATGTTGCCGTTATAGATAGGCTCATATTCCCAAGTCCTCACAAGCGGCTGGCCCCACTCCTTACCCTCATAAGGACTAAGCTCACCAAGCTGGTATCCGTCACTCGGAAAAACGATATTTTGACCCCAAACCTGCACAATAGCCGACACGTTCCATCGGGCATCCTCATACGTCCGGCGCTCAAACCACTGGCCTGATTCAATATGGAAGCACCACGTTCTATTCTCAGTGGGGAACTGGATAGCCATGATGGTCTGACCATCAGACTTATCAAAGATGATAAATGCGTCCTTTATGTATGAGAACCGCGAAAACGCACCCTCCACCACATCATTGGATATACGCTGCGGCTGTAGTGAACCCAAGCCCATCGAGTAGACCCGCAGGTCATTACCCAGAAAATATATAACCGTGTCGTCACGAACCAGTGAATACGGGGCAATTACACCAATATCGATAATGCTCGTGGGGTGCCGGCTATAAGGGAATGGAGTCTGCGCCACGCCATACCAAAGCTCGATGCTTTCCGTGCCAGCCACATAAACCTGAGAGTTAGCGGCCAATATAGCCACATTCAGGTCACCATTTTTGTCGGCCAGAGCAAACTCCAGCCCGTTGTACTCTTCTGCAGACCCTGCAGGGACACCGTCTAAGCCCCTGATGTTGTTGTAGGGCGATTTAAACCACCGCTGACTATCCTTGCTAATCATTAGCCCGAAACCGCTGTCACCGGTGATATAGGACGGGTTCCAATCGTTCAGTGTATCGTCATACGAAAGCAGGACTAAGTTGCTAGGGACATCGATCACATAGATATTACTGCCGTTGCAAATACCGATCTGGTCATTAACCACAGCCATTGTGACCCTGTCCTTGCCCGGAACAAGTGCGTCAAGCGTTCCGTCAAACGTGAGGGTTTCAATCGTGCCGCCTTGCGTTATAGCAACGATATATTTGCCCACCACGGCATAGATAACATCACGGTGCACCACCGCCCCTCTGCAGCCAGTTCCTTGCGGCAGAACGCCACCAAACGCCTTAATGCCGGGAACACCAACCACCTTGTTCACCTGCTCACCGCCTATGCCTGATATTTCAGGATAGCAGTTAATCAGAGCGCCACCTCGCCGGCTGTGCCTGCGGCTGGTTCTAGTTGGGAGAGGTATTTGCGGCATGGTCAGAAGCCGTGGTACCTAGACCACTTAGCAGAGCCCTGTGGGGCATACGCTAGGGTAACCGGTCGCCGCCCGACCGTCCGTTTACGGATAGCCATCATACCGGCCTGCTGTAGTGAGATCACCTCCTCAGTTACAGGTATGTTTTTATTGGCCGAAAGCGACCGGGCAAGCGACCCCTTCACTCCTCTGATAGCCCAGTTGGGAACAGGGGTGGTGGCTGTAAGGTCGGTCTGTTCGTACCAGTCTAGCTGGCGCAGAACACCATCCTCCCACTCACTCATCATTTCATTGAGCGACCGCAGTGCATCCTGTGCCTGCAGTGCAGAAACTGATTGCGTCTGTCCGATAATGCCGGATAGTACCAGCGCGTCTCTTATCAGCTCCTGATTCGTGATAGCCACAAGTGTCTCCCTAAAATTGGCGTGGGTAAAAATCCCCCGACCCGAAGGCCGGGGAACCCCACGGAGAGGCTAAACTTAGCCCCAGAGTCGTGCACCCATGTCGTGGTGAACCACCTCGACAAAGTAGTGAGCGTCAACACGGATATATTCCTCATCCGCATCGCCATCCAGCCACTTGTACACACGAAGGCTCATGCCTTTGTATGAACGGGCATCGCCCCAGTTAGCAGCATCAGGAACCTGCAAAGGAATCATACCGAAGGTGATAGCTTCCTTGTGGTAACCAATGTTCTGCGGAGAGGCTTGTCCTGCAGAACCCAGAACCGTAACAGCAGCACCATCAGCCGGAGCAGCGTCAACGGTAGCAAATGCGCCGCTGTCGATGATCGGAGGACTGATAGTCAGTGCCAGTTCACCAGAACCGTTTGAATCCGCATCGGCGCGAACTACAAACTGCTGAAGTGAGCCAGTTGACTGCTTGGTTGCAGGGTTAATGCTGTTTACACCAGCGATAGTGAATACGTCACCTTCCAGCGCCCAGTCAGTAATGCTTGTAGAAGCACCATCAACATTAAGCGTCTGCGTCCAAGTAGTCTTAGATGCAGCATAGGTCGTATCCTGAGAGGCTCCATTGATGACTGGCGTACCGCCCAGAGCACCCACTGTATGGATGTTCACAAAGGCGTTATCGTAGGTGTTGAACCCGCCAACCTTACCAATAGAGGCTTCTTGCAGAGCCGTCTTAGCAAGGTCATCAGGGCCATAACCAACGTTAGAGCCAACACCGCGAACCTGATCGCTGATTTCCAGACAGGCGTCCGGGTTCAGTTGAGCAGAGCGGTTCATCTTTGGCACACCGTGATTGGTCAGCAAAGTACCCATCGAGCCAACGGACTTAGTCGTGGCAGGGGTGGTTCCCGGCGTTCCAGCGGAGTGGTAGAGTTTCTTATACATGCCAGCAGCAGTCGTTTCGACTTCTGAGGACAGGGCAGACATAGCGGGTTTAATGTATCGGTCGCTATACTCATCCACGGTCATGGTCAGATCAACAGAGTTGAATTTCCATGCAACGTGACGCTGAGTAAGGAACGAGACAGGCTGCCACGCTTCTTCTACGTCCTGCACACCACCGGCAGTGGTGACGTTCGCGCCAGTACGCGCTTCAAAGCGCACAGGTTTACGAACATAAATAGTATTGCCGATTTTTTTGAAATCGCGCTGATACGACCGGTTAAGGGTCGGAGTCATCACGAAATCATTTTCCAGCAACATGAGGGACTCGCGGGTAATAACCTGCGGAGTAATCAGTGCATTAGCCATTATTGGCCTCCTAAACGAAGATTAAATTAATCCCGTCTAGCGCCTCCACCGGACTGTCTCCACTTGCGATAAGTTTCGTCATCCATCTTAGCCGGGTTACGGGTCGCAGAATCACTCTGGCCCGATGTACTCGGCGGCGGCGGTGCGCTAGACACCCGACCGGGCTTATTCGTTCCCTGCACTTTCCTTCTCACCTGCTCCTCCAATCTTCCGATAGACATTGATTGCTGCGACAAACCACCTTCAGCGATTCTCGCCGCCTTTTCAGGATTCAAACCCAAGTGATACAAAATCTCTGGGCCGAACTCTGACTCCCTGATAGCTGAATACATAGTCTCAGTAACAGGAACTGTTGGGTTCATCGCAATATCCCGGTAGTTCTCTAGGTTTTTCGATGCCTCCAGAACTCGCTGACCAAACTGCTCGTTCAGTGTCGCTTCTCTGTTGGCAGCGTCCCTAGCGTTCTGCTGGTCAATCGCTGTCTGTTGCGCTGTAGCAACGGCAACCTGCGCCTCATGCCTCACGCGTTCTTCAGTGTAGTTGCTGAGTGCGTCCGTAAACGCATCAACATCCCCACCAAAATCTTCTAGCATTGGTTTAGCGGGTGGTTCAGGAATATCAGCAGGTGCAGGCGTATCTTGAGCAAGCCCGGAGTCAGCCGGTACTGGTACTGCCTCGCTCTGTCTACGCAGCGCCATATCGCGCCAATAATCTCGATCCTCTTTCAGGGCGTGTTTCTCGCCCGTCAGTGTGTCAATCCTCTGGTCATATCCTCGTCCCTTCTTACGGGGTGGGCGTACATCGTCTGCATTTGCAGCTTCCCGTTCGCTCCCTTCATCAGGGTCTTCAGACTCGACTGCGACCGAATCGACAGGGTCGTCATACGCAGGTGGCTCATCCTGCGGGTTCGCAAGGTTGTCGCTATCTCCGCTATCACCATCTATTTCTGGAACTTCTGGGAACTCGTCCGGGAGGTCATCCAGATTCGACAAATCGATGCCGGGTGGTGGTGCGTCCAGTGCTACTTCCTTACCGCCTACTTTCATAATCTTTAATCCGTGTGTGTTCGTGGGACTTGCAATATATCAAAAAATAGTGCTTTAGCACAAACCCCTCTATTTAGAATTGAGGAACTTCTGGGCATCCCGCTGTAATTGCAGGGCTGGCGCGACCTTCTCCCCGTTCCGGCTCTTAACCTCTGCCATGTTCTCGTCAAACAGCACAAAGTTACTCGTGCCTTCACCTGCATTGCGGCTGTTTCCGTCTAGGTAACGGATGCCGGGGATGCCGAGTTCGTTGAGCAGGTTGGATGCTGACTCCTGACTCACGCCTCTCGCTGCGTGTTTAGCGTCCAACCCTTCGCGCTTCGCTCCATCATAGAACCTGTCGGAAAGGTCTTGATAGACCTCCCA